GAAGCTCAGACGCAGGTTTCTGCGGTAGAGGATTCCGCCAGATGACCACTTGCGCGCACGTACGCGCGTACCCATACTGATTGGGTCAGGGCGAACAGCACGGAGCTGGCAACCCGAAGGAGAATCGACAGATGGCAACCCCCGCAGAAATTCTCGCTGACCTCTATAGCATCCCCAAGACCACGTTCCCGGCAGCCTGGAACGTCAAGGTCCTCGACAAGGATGGTGTCGTCGGCCTCACCTGGGCTGACAGCAAATCCGGTTTCGCGGGCCGCCTCGTAGTCGATCCGGCTACCTACCCGGGTCATGCGTCGCTCGTCGCCGAAATCAAGATCAAGGCCGCCAAGAATAATAAGCGCAGCGCGAACAACCGCCGGTACTTCGGGGCCGAGTCATGACCTCCCCATTGCCTTCGGGCGATTCCCGCCCCCGCGCCCACAAGGTCCGGGGGCTTGTGGCGTTGAGGAAAATACGAAAATGTCAGTTCTATTTGCATTTGGGCTCGCTGTCTGCGCGATCATGATCGGGCTATTACTCGGAATGCTCATCGGCTACTTCGGCGAGCGCCGACACTGCCGTCGCATGGAGGCGCGAGCGGAGCACGAACAGCGCGCGTGGTTAGCTCGCCCTAAAATCGAGCGCGACGCTGAAATCCGTCGCGCGGTGAACCAATCCGAAAAAATAGAATCGGCGCGAGCCTCCTGCGAGGCGGCAGCGGAACACTGCCAATCGCTGCTCGTGGACACAGCAATGAAGCATTTGTCCGATGTCGCATTGCCAGTGGGGGCAGCGTCTAAAATAGCCGCGGCAATCCGAGATGGATTCGTCATTGGCTTCGAGAGCTCCAAGGCCGCAGTGGCGACGCGCGCGGACTCCAAAAAATGACCCAGCGCAAAGCCGACATTGGTCGAGCTCGCTCCGGAAAACACGTCAACCCCGTGCTCGGGGTGGTGGTCCCAGCCGAGGCGGTCGCCTTGATCGACCAGTGCGCCAAGGCCTGTATCGAGTCCCGCTCGGAGTGGATACGCGGCAAGCTCGCCATGGCCGTGGCCGACGAGCTCAAGCTCGAGCCCGAGGACGTGATCGCCCTGTTCGACGGCGGCTACTGATCGCATCTATGGTGGCGGTAGCATGGGCGGGCCCGGCAGCGGCGGGCAATCGTCGCTGATCTGCCACTCGGGCGTGGTTCGCGCGGCCCGCCCGCTCGGCAGGTAACGCGAGCGCCAATCAACGGCGCCGGCAGGTAGCGAGTCTAGGATAGCGCCTTCGCGCTCCAATGCGGCGCGGATGTGTCGCAGCCTGCAATCGAGCGCGACGGCTTGCAGTTGTCTGTATCGGCTCTCGGCGAGCGCGGCATCTCGATTTCCGGCCGCCTGCTTCTCTACCGTATCAAGCCTCACGCCCTGAGAATCGACCCGCTCTGGCGCGGCGCCTGGGCGCGCGAGAATGACTGCCCCGCCGCCCAGTATGGCCGATACGAGCAGCTTGACGATATGACCCAGCAAGACGCGGACCGCATGACCAAGCTCGCGGTCGGCCTTCATTGGCGGATCGCTAGCTGGCCGGGAGCGTGAGGCTAACTGGGCTCTGGCTATCGCCAGCTCCCGCTCAAGCCGAGCGCCATCAGCACTCTTTGCAGCGAGCTCGTCCAGCAACGATTCGGCGCTGACTTCCAGCGAGTCGAGTTTGCCGCGCGGCTTGGGCAAAGAGCCCATCTCCTGTGGCGGGTAATTGCTGATCCGCGGCCTGTGCTCACGTACGGCTCCGGGAGCAATCTGCTCCACGATGTCCGGACGACTCCCACGTGCCTGGCGGATTGGCATCGGAGGCCGCGGGGCTCGGTCGGTCAACGGACCCAAAGTCTATGCCCAATCAACTAAACTGTCACACCAACGTCCCCGCCCCTTGACACCGCAACGCCATCGGCAGTACTGACCACTTTATGCGGAAACCGTCATCAAATTACTTGCCGGAGCGCCCGCGGAGCACGCGCTTTCAGCTCCGATTTACGGCGGCCGAATTCGCCCAGCTCCAGAAACTCGCCGACAGTCTCGGCCTGTCCAAGGCCGAGGTGCTGCGGCGAGGCACCGATTTACTCCGTGGCGCGACGCTCGCCAACAGCAGACAGGCTCGCAAACTCGCGAGCGGCGAGTGATCCGCCTGGCGGCGAGAGAGAGGGGGCAGAGCGAGGTCCATGGGTGACCTCATCGATATGAGCGGCCACGACTGGAAGCGTGCGCTCAAGGCCAACGCCAAGGGCATCGTCACGGCCGAGGTTGGTAATGCCTACCTGATGTTGACCAACGGCGCATTCCGCGGCTGTATCGCCTACGACGAATTCGGCGATCGCACGTTCTGGGCCAAGGCGCCGCCGCCGCTCGATGAATTTACGCTGCCGCGCCAGGGTGCAGACCTGTCCGATCAGGACACCGTCTATGTCCAGCACTATTTTTCCCGCGTTGGTAACCCGATGCAGGTTACTTATCGCGAGTCAACAATAAACTCAGCTGTCTCGGCCGCAGGCCGTCGCAATACCGTCCACCCATTGCGCGAGTACCTGGCGTCACTCGATTGGGACGGGATCGAGCGGCTGCCACACTGGTGCCACGAGTACCTCGGGTGTGAGGACACGCCCTACGCCTCGGCTGTGGGCACCTGGTGGCTCATCAGCGCTGTTGCACGTGCAACACAGCCCGGATGCCAGGTCGACCACATGCTGCTCCTGGAGGGGCCCCAGGGGATCCGCAAGAGCTCCGCCCTGCGCGTGCTCGGGGGCGCCTGGTACCTGCCCGAGCTGCCCGATATCAACGACGGCACGCGCGCCGCTCACGCCCTGCACGGTCGTTGGATCGTCGAGTGCGGCGAGCTCGAGGCCCTGCGTCGCAGTGAGGTGACGGCCGTCAAGGACTTCATCACGCGCACCGTCGACATCTATCGCCCGGCCTACGGCCACCACTTCGTACGCCGCGAACGCTCAGTCGTCTTCGCCGGCACGACCAATAATCTCCTGTCGCTCTCCGACCCAACTGGCGCACGCCGCTTCTGGCCCATCCGCTGTGGCTCCATCGACATCCGGCTACTGCGCGCCGCCCGCGATCAGCTTTGGGCCGAGGCCCGCGATCGCCTCAAACGCGGCGAGCAATACTACCCTACCGAGGATTTCGTTGCTGCAATTACCGAGGAGCAGGAAGAGCGCTACCAGGAGGACCCCTGGACTCGCTCGGTCGTTGACTGGGCTGAGCAACGACTGCTACCCTTCACCCTCGCCGATGTCCTCGGCGGCCCGTTAAATATCCCAGCCGAGCGCTGGAGCAAAAGCGCCGAAACCAGAGTCGGCGCTATCCTCGCAAGAGCCAACTTCATCGGCCGTCGCGAACTCGTTGCAGGTCATAAAATCCGAGTTTACCCAGCTAATTCCAATACGTAGGCCACTCAGAGTCGCCTGACTCGCCCGTCTTGGACCGCCTGGACCACCTCCTTTTTGTCAGGCGGAGGTGTCCAGTTTTTTTTGCTCCATTATATCAATGGCTTGCACGTGGACCACCTCGAGCAAAAAAAGAGACCAAACTTTGTAGATCCTATTTTCTTGTAAATGCTCAGTCCTCCTATGGGTTATTTCTATATTAGGTGGTCTAGGTGGTCCAATAGGCACAAATGATGCCGGGTGGTCATGGACCACCTAACGGACCACCTGTTGGACCACCCCGGTTTGGACCACCTAGAAAGCGTCCACTGGCCGGCCGGTACAGAAAAAAGGTCAAGGTTTGCCCATATCCATATGGTCACGCAAACCAAAACCAGAAGTCCAGGCGGTCCAAAAAAACATGTCCAGTCGTCCAGGGACGCTCGCGTTGCTCCGCGGGCGAGCCGACCTAATTCGCGGCGTTGCACAGGAGCTGGCCGTCGAGGGAGGCGTGACGCTTGCGCAGTTGCCCGCAGGCGTGCGACGGTGCTGGCTGTGTGGCCGAGCGAGAGGCGACGGAGCCGTTTGACCGAATTCGGGCGGTCGAGCGGCTTTACGCGGATATTGATCGGGCGAAGGACCTGGCGTTCGACCGCACTGCGGAAAACGGCGTGTCGATGCCGGACCTCACGGCATTGCCGAAGATTCTCGAGCTGCAGGCTAAGATTTACGGGCTACTCAGCGCGGACGGTAAGCGAAGCCCAGGCGACAGCGTGAGCGTGCCGCTGGAAGAGGCGAAGCGGCTGATAAAATCGGCGGAGCTGCGGATGAAGGAAAGGCAAAATGACGAGACCAAGTGATGTCACCGTGGCCAATGGCGCGCGGCCAGTGGTGAGCCTACCGGCGCCGCCGCCGTCGCCCGCTCTCAAGCCGCTCGACTGGACCGGCGAAATCGATGTGACGACGCTGACGCTGCCGATGATGATGGCACACACCGGCGGCTTCGGATTGGTGGTCGGTCAACACTTCGCCGGCGGCGGTTCACTGAGTGGGCTCGTGCGCCGGATTACGATCATGCCGCAAGGATTCGTGCGGGTGATCATCGAGCTCAACGCGGACCCATACAGCGGCTCGACCGAGCGCTACGGGGCGTTCATATTTTTTGGCAACGGTATGTACAGCGAGGTTGACAACCTGGTGCATGAGCCGGTGACCCGCGAGAACTCGGGGCCGTGGCAACAGAGCGTGGCGGTGCACCGATGAATCCGATGCTTAAAAAAGCGCTTTCTGCCGTCGCTGCAGCTATTGCTGGCGCTGCGCTGGTCGCGCTGCAAAAGCAGTTCGTGCCGCTCGCGCCGGAGGCAATGCAGGCAACACTGGTCGCGTTACTCGCCGGGCTCTCGCATTATTTGGATGCATGGGGGCACGAGGAACGCGTTGTCGAAAAGATCGCGCAGGTGATCGGAATAGAAAAGCCATGATCCGGCCGACGCAAGACAACGTCGTCTGTATCTTAGAGCCCGAGCAAGAGGAGTTTGCGCATGGAATCAAAATCCTCGCTGGCCAAGGGCCGACGGCTCGAGCTTCACGCACCGCGCTCGTGCTCGCGGTTGGGCCCGGGTATTGGCGCACCACGCGCAGACTGCTCGGTGATCGCGTTGTGTCCGAGCCGACCGAAGTTTTCGTCCCATGCGAGCTGAAGCCGGGCGACAGGATCGTTGTGGATGCAAATCCGGGCAACGACTACCGCCTCGACTTGCAAATCCCGAGGCACAACGTCGGGCACGAGTTTGCTGAGCTGCTCGGCGTGCAGGCAAAATTCAGACTGATTAGAGAGATGGAAGCCTACGCAGTGATCGAAACCGTGGCAGAAGTGGAACAAGCGGCAGAATGAGCGCATCTGTCGACATGCCGGCGTCTACCTACCGCGCTCTCCGGGCGCTGGCCGGGTTCGTGCCGAGCTACGTCGACGACTGTCACCCTAAGCAACGCGCATTCGTCGACGACCGCTCGAAGCGCAAATGCGCACTCACGTCGCGGCGTGGTGGTAAATCGCACGGCATCGGCTGCTGGCTGCTCGAGGGCGGAGAAGACAGCCCGCGCGGCAAGTCGCTGTTCATTGCGCTCACTCGGGGCAAGGCGAAGTCCATCCTATGGGATGACTGTCTCGCTGGACTGAGCGATCGCTACAAACTCGGCCTCCGACTGAAGCATGATGAGGGTCAGCTCTACATCGCGCTCGAAAACGGCCATCGGATCTGGTTGCTCGGCATCGACAATCAGAGCGAAGTGGCTAAGGTTCGTGGTGAACGACTGCGGCGCGCCGTGGTCGACGAGGCGCAAGCGTTCGGTTCATATCTCAAGATCCTCATTGAAGAGGCCATCGAGCCTGCGCTGATGGATTTGCAGGGTGAGCTGGCGCTGGCCGGCACGCCGAGTCCGGTGGCGAGCGGATATTTTTGGGCCGCGACGACGGGAGGAGATCCGGATGTCATACGCTGGCCAACTCATCACTGGACCGTGCTCGATAACCCGCACGTCCCGCACGCGCAGCGGTGGCTAGATGAGCACAAAGATCGAAACAACTGGACCGACGACCACCCGACCTATCGCCGCGAATACCTGGGCGAGTGGACCGAGGACATCGGTGCGCTCGTCTATCCGCTCACGAGCGAGAATGCTTGGTCGCCGGATGGCGAGCTCCCATTCGGGCTGCCGCCGGGCGAATACAGTTATGGGCTTGGGGTGGACCTCGGATTTTCGCTGCATTCGACCGGATTCGTGCTGATCGCGGTCAGGCGTGGCACCGGGCAGGTGTTCGTGCTGTCGGCATACACGCGTTCGCGGCTCATTCCGACGGCACTCGCGGCGCACGTACAAGGCGTGCGCGAGCTCGTGCAGCGCGAAGCGGGTGGCATGGGCTCGACGCCCGAGCGTATCGGTCTGCGCGTTGTGGTCGATGAGGGCGCGCTTGGCGTCGGCTACGCCGAGCAGATGCGATCGATGGGCGTCACGTGCGAGCCAGCAGCCAAGCGTGGGAAACGCGCGCATCAAGAGATTTTGCGCGGACTGATTTTGACCGGTCACGCGCCGGAAAAAGGAGCGGACGGATTGTATTTGGGCGGCGCGGGCCTGCTGATGGACTTCAGCAAGTGTCGCGAACTCGTTGAAGAGTGCCGCAAGCTTCAGTTCGATGAGGAGACCGGGCTCGAAGACGAGCGATATACTCGACATCTGGCGGACAGCATGCTTTACATAACGCATGCGATGAATCCGAAGTACGAGCCACAAGAGAACGCTGCGCTGCCCGGCTCGCCGGAAGCGATCAAGCTCGAGCTGGCGGCGGAGCGCAAGCGTGTGATGCGTGAGCAGGAGCGGAAGCGTCGAGGGGCCTATGGCTAAGCCGACCACACGTTCGCTGACACGGAGCACCATCGACGACGGCGAGCCCTGGCACGAGCAGGCGCCCGAGCAGATGGGTCCGAACGTCGCGCGTATCGTTGATGGATACAAGACCGAGCAGTCGGGTCGACGCGCGCGCTACGTGCGTAACCTGGAAATCTACGAGGGGCGCCGCATGGCGGGCTACTCGGCGCACTCGTATGTCGATTCGGCATTCGAGGAGCAGTCGTTTCGCGTGGATCGTTTGCGGCTCGTGCGTTCGGCGGTTGCGAGCGCGGTTGCAAGCGTGTACGCGCCGCAGAAACCGAAACCACAGTTCCAGACGCTGGGCGCGACATGGGCGACGCGGCGCAAGGCCTATCGGCTCGACCGAATTTGCGAAGGCATCCTGAACCAACGGCAAGGGCGCTGGATTAACGTCTGGTCGTTCATGGTCGATGCGGCGGCGGACGCCGCACTACAGGGCGTCGCTTGCATCAAGGTGGTGGCCGATCAGGTCAAGAAAAAGATCGTGCACGAGCTCGTCCCGTTGCCGGACCTGTTCGTCGATCCGAGCGAAGGGCGTAACCCCCAGAGCTTATTTCAGCGCGCGCCGATTGATGAGTGGACGGCGTACAAGACGTTCAAGGGTAAGGGCGCGAAGCAGGCGATTCGAGGAGCGAAGAATTACGAATGGTATGGGCGGGCCGTGACCTCGAGGCCGCGTGCGACGCGGGTCATTGAGATCGTCTATGCCTGGCACCTGCCGGTGTCCGAGGATGAACCTGGCAAATGGGCGGCGATCATCAACGGGACGGTGGTCGATTCTGGCGAGTGGACAGCGCCGTCGTTCCCCTTCGTTTTTTTGGTGTGGGAACCTCATCGGGATGGGTTTTGGGGGAGCGGCATCGCGGATGAGGGCGCGGCGATCGCCGAAGAATGCTCTGAGCTCGACAAGCGGCTGATGTATCGCGAGATCGTCGCGAGCGGAAAGAAGATTTACTATCCGCGCGATAGCGTGAAGCCGGACGACCTGATGCTCAATGATGCGGTGGTTGGCGTCGCGTACGACGGCGCTCAGCCGCCGACTGAGAGTGTCTCGACCCCGTTTGCTCCGATGGAGCTCGATTTTTTGCGGCAGCGCGTGGCGGCGTTCTGGGATGCGATCGGACTATCGCAAGTGAGCGCAGCGGCGCGGCGAGAGCCCGGGGTACAGAGCGGCATCGCAATTTTGACACTGAACGATACGAAGGCCGGGCGGCAGCTGGTGAAATCCCAGCGCTATGAGCAGGCGTACGTGGATCTCGCGCATCAATACGTCTGGCGATTGCGGGAGCTTGGAGAAGACGATCCGGAGTTCGTGATTCAGTGGCCAGGGAAATCACTGCTGCGCACGGTGAAATGGGCCGATGCCGACGCGAAAGACGATGAGTTTTCTGTCTCAGTCGCGCCAAGCTCGGCGCTACCGCATGATCCGGCGGGACGTCAGGAGATGGTGCAGGATATGTACAAATCCTCGCTGATTTCGCAGGAAACGGCGAAGATGCTCATCGGCTGGCCAGACCTCGACTCGGAGCTGAACGTCGAAAACGCCGAGTCCGAATACATCGATTCGCTCATCGAGCAATATCTCGACGCTGACCAGGTGACCTGGAGCGCAGAGGACTACCAGGCGCCTGAGGGATTTATCGCGAACAAGGTCGGAGCCGTGCGCCGGTTCGCCTCGGCATGGTTTCGGGCACGCATCGATCAGACCTCGCTGCCCGCGTCTGAACGGCGCAAGGCGGAGTTCAATATTGGGCTGCTAGCTCGGTACATCCAGGAGCTGGACGGGCTCATGACGCCGCCTGCGCCGCCGACTGATCAGTTGCCGGCGGTGCCGCCCGCTCCGCGCCAGCCAATGGCGGCAGCTGCGTAGCCAACGGATGAAAGGACTGCTGATTTTATGCCTGATTCTACTGCTGTCGCTGTTTCTGCTGCTCCCGCCGTTGCGCCCGTCGGAGCAGCATCTCCGATGGTGGCCTCAAAGCCGGTCGCCGGTGAGACGTTCGCGCAGCAGATGGAGCGCTTCGGTGGGTTTTCTGCGGCGGATGGTAGTCCGGCAGCGGATGATGGGACGCCGAGCGCGCCGGCGCCGGACGCAGCGGACACGAAACTCGCCAAGGGGAAAAAGGGAAAGAAAGTCCCGAAGACTTCGAGCGGTCCTGCTGCCGCAGTAGCGGCCGCCGTTGAAGCGGCTCCCGCCGCAGCGGTAGCAGCGGCGGCGCCTGCCGTGGACAAGCTCGGGCAGCTACGCGCGCTAGCGGCCGAGCTCGAGATGGATGTGGATGGCGCGACCGTGACGGCGCGTGAGCGAGTCGAGTTCCGCGAGCTGAAGAAGAAACTCAACGAACGGATTCAGGCGCAAGAAAATGAGGTGCTTCAGCGGCTCGAGCAAGCCAAGGCGCAGTTTAGCGATCGGCTTAGCAAGGCCGAGAAAATCGAGATGGCGGCGGCTGGCGGCGACTTCGAGGGGCTCGCTCAGTTGCTCGGCAAAAAGGACTGGAACGCGCTGCAGGAAGATGTGATCGCGCAGATATCCGATCCGAACTACAAGCGGCTCAAGGAGCTCGAGCAGTACCGCGCGCAACAGGAGGAGCGACAAGAGCAATACCGCGTGCAGCAAGAGCGGGCGGCGTTTGCGCAGCGCCAGGCTGCAGCGCGACAGGAGCATGTCGTCAATCTGCAGGCGCAGATGAGGGCGAGCGCAGATCCGCTTGTCGCCGCGATGCATGATGACCCTCAGTTTTTAGCCTCGATCATCGAGGTGCAGCGCCAGAATTGGGATGGGCACTCGACGGTCTCGCCGGAGAAGGCGATCAAGATCGCAGCAGAGGGCTTCCAGGCCCCGATTGCTCAGCATATGCGCGGGCTCTACGAGCGGCTCCAGAAGGTTTTCGGCGCGAGCCCCGCGCAGGCCGCCGCCGTCGTCGCGCAGGTGGCGGCGCCCGCTGTCACAGTCGCCGCAGACGCCGATGCAGCGGGTGAAGTCGGCGGCAAGAAAAATCGCACCGCGATTGTGCCCACTGCAGCTACGGCTGGCGCCGCAAGCGCAGCTAGCACGAAAATGACGCGCAAAGAAAAGGATGCAATGTTTAGCCGTCGCTTGGCTGAGGCCATCGCTGAAGAAAATCTAGGTTAGTATGAACGGAATGATCTGTCCTAGCTGCGGCAATCGTGGACCATACCTAGCGACTGGAATGATCTGTCCTGTCTGCGATAAACCGTGCCCGAGCCTACCGTTGCAACAATCCGAGCTCATCATGGCCTGGAACCTGGGCTACGAGGCTGGCTACGACGATCGCGAAAGGATGGAACACGATCGAGCCGATGTCATCAGGAAGACCAACCCCTATGTGAGGCCTGGAAAATGATTCAGCTCATCGTTGTCATCGCCCTGGTTGGTCTCTTCTGCTGGGCGATCACTACGCTCGTGCCCATGCCTCCACAATTTTCGAAAGCGATCATCGTGGTCGCGATCGTCTGCGTCGTGCTCTACGTGCTCACCGCGTTCGGACTGCTCAGCGGCATGTCGCTCAGTGCGCCGCGCCGAATCCATCTGCCGTGACCGTTCTTGCTGCTGATGACGAGCGCCCCATCGTTCTTGGCAGCACCTGGCGAGAACTCGGCGGCCAGCGCCGTACCGCTACCGTGACTGAAATAGCGGTGTTCCACGTCCGGCTTGGCAAATTCGGCAAATACACCGTGCGAGCGCTCAGACAAGGCTGGGATTGGGTGAGCGACCCGCCGAATGACAGCTCGTGAGGCGTTCGCCAGATTCGAGCCTATGGCACGCCGCATCGCTGGTATTCGCCGCAATAGTCTGCCGAAATATGTGCTCTACGAGGACTTGCTAGCTGCTGCACACGTCGGTTTATGGCGATCGGCGCTGAAGCACCATCGATTGCCGCCAGCCGAGTTCGAGGCCGTTGCGATCGTCCGGATCCGTGGTGCGATTGCCGACGAGCTCCGATCGCAAGACTGGCTCACGAGGTACGCGCGAGCGAGCTTCGGTCAAGGGCTCAGCCGGCTACATGTCGACGCGCTGAAGCGAACCGACAGCATCCGCGAACTGTCCGTGCGGCCCGACATCGAGGGCGATATCGATCGGGCCGACCTGTCGCGTGAGCTCGCCGAGGCTGTGGCAAGACTGCCGAAGCGCGAACGATTTATTGTCCGGAGCCTGCTTCGCGGTCGCGAGATGGGAAAAATCGCGATCGCGCTTAGGCTGAGCCAGCCGCGCGCTTCGCAACTGCTGAAGCGTGCGGTGGAGCTATTGAGGCAGAGCATGGGATAGGTCATTCGTGTGGGTCTTCGCTCACTCCCGATCGCCCCCCATGCGCAACCCAAGTACGCGAGCCGCCCTCAACCTCGAACCAGCCCTCGGCGCGATTTACGGCTATAACCATATGAGGCTCGCCTTTTGCGTCGACCATATAGTCTCCGACCTCTGGTAACTCGGATGGGTCGTAGTTAATTGCAGGCATTTGTACCATCTCCTACTTCTCGCCTAACTGATCGTCATCTCGTCGGCAGCGCCAGCACTGCGCTCGATCTTCGGGCGAACACTCGCGCCCGCACAACGCGCATAGCGTTTCTGGCGCCGCAGCTTCGCGGTGGTAGGGGACGTCCTCGATACATCTTGTCGGTCCGCATTCGCAGAGGCCATCATCGTTCATGGCCACAGTTGAGACATTTTGGCCTCGAGATAGCCCACTCGCGCACGGAGCAGCCTGTTCTCGTTGCGCTCATCGACAAGCTCACTGCTGATACGTAGCACCTCAGCTCCAAGCCGCTTCAATTCATCGCAACCGCACGCCTCGGGCTCTAGCAGCGACGCTGGCAGCTCGCCATCGGCCACCATCTCGCGCTCGCTCATTCGACCGCATCCTTGAAGTCTGGGTGCTTCGTGTGCATGTGGCGCCGCAAATTTGTGAAGCTCCGGTTGCAACACGGGCAGAGACCGTTGCCGACGCGGTTCCTGATCTCCGTCACCTTGCCCCTCAGTGCGGCCCGGCTTCGGTCACTGTGCTCGAGCTGCGCTTTGGTGCGCGCATGGCTTTCCTTTTCCTGCTCGCGCCAACGTCGCTCGGTCGCTAGCAGCTCCTGAGCTTTCTCGAGCTCGGTCTTGCTTAGGTAGCACTGGACGTGCCCATTGCAGCAATAGAAGCCCTCGTGGTTCTCCTTACGCCGATTTTTCAGCTCCTTTGGCAGGATCACCTCGACGCCGCACTTGATGCACGGCCCGCAGGACTCGAAGGTCTGAGTCATCACAAAGGAAATCTCACCCATGGCCGCTCTCCATTTCAATTGTTAACTGATGGTATCTACTCGGTTGCGCACGCGACATCCCATTCCGTAATTTCATACGGCGTGGACAGCGCATCGAGTCGGTGCCACCCCGAATGTATCTGGCCAGCGGGCACGTCGAGCTCGGCAACGGGTTCCGAGTCGCACGGGTCTGCCCCAGCAGGCAAGAGCCCGCACGGTCCAACACATGTAGCGAGCTGACAGCTGGCCTCCGGCGCGTAGGGACTATGCGGCGCCTCGACCCATCCGCAATGCTCACCTGTTACGGCCGCGATTGAACCGATCGCGTGCTCGACTGGCAGCGAGCAGGCGCTTAGACACAGTAGATAGAATAATCTCATGGACGTTCCTGGCGCTCGAGCTGCTCGTCGACGCGCCCAGCGTCGCGTACCTGGTCGGCGAGCCGTTCGACTTCGCTGCGCATGTAGCGCAAGTCCTTGTAGGTGACGGGCAGCAGTTCGCTATTGTTTAACTTGGCCATTATCCCGGGCACATAGTCCGAAGCGTGCGCAGCGTCGAAGCCCAGCCACCATACTGCTTCTGGTTCGCCCGGCTGAGCGAAGGTGATTCCGCCGTGCGCGTCCAGGTTGCCCAACGCATCATCGTCGGCATAATGTTTACCGTAGAACGGGTGGTCCTGCGGGGCCCCAACATACCCGCAGAGAGCTCCAGCCGCGCTCCGCACGATCAGGCACGGCAGTCCGGCGTGCCTCCACTCGAGGCGATCAGGCTCGTCTTGCCACGGTCCAGGGCCCCATGTGGATTTGTCAATGAAGCGTTGTTCAGATGGTTCCATCGGACCCTCGAGCTGCTCTGGGTTGCAGGAATCGCCCGAAGGCATGGGGCTGTCAGCCGCCGGTGCGCAGGTACGCGCGGTCTGCCGATGTCATGAGCGACTTGGCCATTTTCGCGAGGTCCGCGTCGATATTGTCGACATCGTAATTCGCGACGGCATTCAGCGCGAGCGCATGGCTGCGGCTCGCATGTAGGCGTTTACTAGCCTCGCGCTCTGACTCGCCCCACCGGGCAACGTCGAGCTCGACCAGTTTCGCGATTGCTTCGTCTCGGGTCATTACGGTATGTGCCATCTTGAGCCTCCAATGCCTCGGGCCCCCGACCGTTTCCGGTGGGAGCCGAGCAGTCACTTATTTGCGACTCGCAAGCCGCGCATGACAACTGAAGCCCCCGACCGTTTCCAGTGGGAGCTCGAGTGTCCCCGTCTTTCCGGGGTGTCGGGCGCTGTCTGTCCGCGCTCTCTCGAGGTCCCGTCATCATCGCCTGGGCCAGGTTCAGCGTGCTTTTGGTCCCGCCGGACCGTTCGCGGTGCCTTTCAGCGCCGCTCACATCTATATAATAGGGCGCCTGACGCCGAGCACAAGGTGTAATCGACTAGAATCGGTATTACAGCCACACGAGAATATGGCGTGACACTGCATTACATGCTGGACAATGCGTGCGGGGTAGGAATAGGCTTTGAGCGCTAACTAATCGTCCGGGCGATCCATCCCGAGTTGTGGTCCGGGCCACCGAAGTCCCCCGAGTTTGCTGGCGACTGCCATTCGAAACTCAGGGAGATTTTCATGCTCAATTTCACAGTCGACGATCTGGGGGGCGTGAGCGAGCTCCGCTACCAGAGCCCAAATATTTGCGACGGTTCCACGCTGACTACGTTCGCGGCGCTACTCAAAGATCGCTTCATGGATTCGTCCATGGTGCAGGAGCTGATGTACCCGGAAAATCCGCTGCTCACGATGTTTGAGAAGCGCGGCGATACCGGGATGCTGGGCGATCAGATGCCGGTACCGATCGTCACCGGTAATCCGCAGGGCGCAGGCGGCGTGTTCTCGACGGCGCAGACCAACGCATCGAATATCGTTGCCTCGAAATTCAACATCGTCGCCGGCGACTACTACGGCGTCGTGCAAATCGGGGACAAGGTCCTGCAGGCATCACGCACGAATCAGGGCGCCTACCTCGAAAACAAGAAGGTCGAAATCGATGGTCTCTACGAGACCGCCGGAGAAAATCTTTCGATCTATCTCTGGGGCAATGGCGGACAAGGTGTCGGCCAGGTTGGCAATATCCAGAACACGAACGACGTGGTTCTGACCGCGCCTGAATCCGTCGCGCAGTTCGAAGTCGGCATGGTCGTGGTCGCGTCGGCAAACGACGGCTCGGACCCGACGCATGTGCTCCGAGCCGGTTCAGCGACGATATCAGCGATCAACCGCGGCACCGGGCTCATCACGCTCAACACCGTCGCGGGCATCACGGGCCTAGCGAACAATGACACGCTGTTCAGGCAAGGTGATTTCTTCGGCAATACGGGCGTTGTGGTCATCGCTGGCGTGCAGGCCTATGTAACCCCGACGGACGCGCCGCCGGCGCTCTGGGGCATCACTGCTGCAACGCGCGCGACGGACCCGCAACGCTTTGCCGGATGCCGCGTTGCTCAGTCGACCGTCGTCGGCAAGACATTCGAGGAACGCATCAAGATTTTGCTCGCGCAGATGACGGGCCGTTTCAAAGCGAAGGCCCCGACGTCGGGCTGGATGCATCCCGAAGATTTTCAGGTTCTCGAAACGCTCATGCAGGCCCGCGGACTTCGCGCACTTGAAGACGACTCGACACAGTTCGGTTTTTCTAAAATCGATATCATGACCAGCGCAGGTCGGATCCCGATCTACTGCGATCGGCATTGCCCGCGCGGTAACTTCTTTGCATTCCGCATGGAAGACTGGTGGATTTCTTCCATGGGCGAGTTGCTTCACCCGCAAATGGGTGACGGGCTCGAGATCCTGCGCCGCGCGACATCGACGGATTACGAGTTTCGGCTCGTGTCCTACCCGCTGCTCGCGTGCCGAGCGCCAAAAAACAACGGCCGCATCTCACTCGTGTAAAGAGGTCCGATGCCGAGCTTTGCAGAATCAGCACAATTTCCGCTCAATGCCGTGGGCACCAAGGGCGAAGGTGCGTTCCTCGGCATGGAGCGCATGTTTTTCCAGGGACAGACCGGGCTCATCTCGACGATGTACGGCGTTCCAGGGGTGTCGGCCACGCGGCTTTCGACCGGGGTCTATCAGATCGCGCACCCGCCGAGCGTGGGCGCGGACATTATCCCGGCCGTTCAGGCACCATCCGGGATGTTTTTCCAGGCGAACATCGCCAAGCACACCGCAAAATCTGGCATCGCCGAGCTGCATTTCTTTCAGGAGGCCGCGAACACTGGGGCCCCCTCTGGATTTGGGCAATTTATCAACCCCCCGACGGGAACGCAGGTCAAGCTGCTGTTCTTTGTGTCGCCCTACTCGGAGTTCTGATGGCCGACGGACTGCACTACAAGCCGAGCATGGATAGCCCGGATGTCCCTCCGGGTGATGACGAGATGTCTGAAATCAGACAAGCCGCGGAGGAGGCATTCCCGGCTGAGGACTGGTCTCCCGAGCGGCTCGATGCTCTGAAGGCGCTGATGAAACTCTGCATGGACGATTATGGCGGCGGCGGCGGAGATGAGTCAGAGGGGCCGGGCGACAAGCATGCTGGGCTTGCGTTGCTGTTTGGAGCCCCAAAAAAGAAGTGAGAAAACCTGAGTGAGCCGCAACGTAACCCTCCTACAGCTCCGCACGGACATCGCCACCCAAGCGGATATCGTGGGAGGGACCGCGCGGTACACGACCGCGACGCTGAATCGCTTCATAAACCAGTCAATTCAGCGTTTTCGCGAAAAGCTGTCCACCGAGGGTGCGACCCACTTTTTGACGAACACGGCGGGGACGCTCACCGCTGGGGCAACGTCACCGTTTCCGTTTGGCGTGCTCGATTTGAGCGCCGTGACCCCGAGCGTCGTGCGCTCATTCGGCATCGACGTGAAGCTTTCGAGCGGCATCGTGATCGCGCTCTCACATTCTCCATTTCAGTCGCGTACGGACTTCGGCGGCCCGATTGTGACGGGTGAGCCGATCGCGTGGGCACATTTCAATACGCGAAAACTCGCCATCATGCCGGCGCCGTCTCAGGCCTACCCGTACAATGTCTGGTATCTGCCGGTGCTCGCCGACCTGACTGCAGACGGCGATACGTGGGATGGCGTCGCGGGCTGGGAAGATTTCATCGCGTGGGATGTCGTCTGCCGCCTGATCATCCGAGACCAGTACGTCACGGCCTACCAAATCGCGACGGGATATCGCCAGGAGCTCTGGGCGGACATCTTGCGAAACGCCACGCGCGTCTCGAGCGCTGGCGGGGCTGCGCTTGGGCGCGACTCGATGGGCGAGCGCGGACTGATGGACAATTGGCGCCGCAATCGCGCACTGCCCGCGCCATGAGGCTCCGATGGCAAAGCTCGATATCCCGTCCGTGTACGATACGGCAGACGCGAAGGCGCTCAAACGCGACCTGGAACGCTTCGCGCATGCTGTGGATGGGTATGCGCGTTCGGGCGCGCCCGCGGCGTTCATAGCGCTGCCCACGCCAGGGCAACTCGGCATACTTTCGTTCGATAAACTCACGCGCGTCACGCTCGTCACGGGTGCCACGCTCGCTCTGCAGCTGCCGCAAGTAGATGTAATCAATGGCGGTCGTACGCTATACATCAAGCGCGAATCGATCACGGGCACCTGCACGATTCGCGGAGTTGGTGCGCTCATCAACGGACGCGCGACGAAACTACTGCCCGCTGCGCCCGGTCTTTACTCGATCTTTTTCGACGGCGCGAACTACTACTCCAGTCCGCAACTCGCGGCGGACTGGGGCGGCTGATGCGTTCGACGGAAGACAAACTGCTCGATATTCCGCTTAATGTCGGAATGAATCAAGCCGTGTCAGAGCGGCTTGCGCCGACCGGGACACTGTCGCTGGTCTACAACTGTCGGACCGCGGGTAATGGTGTCCTCGAGAAACGACCCGGCTCGACTGGGCTGACCGGGACGACTGCAAACCCAGGCGGCCACACTACTGGCCAACACTCGCTGCAGGGCGATGGTGTAAATACCAGCATCGAGCGGCCGTCATTTGCCTGTCAGGTGCTGTCGGCATTGCTGGTCGGAAACACATCGGGAGATGCTTTTGCATTCTCGACCGTCTGGCAATTTCAGGGCTGTTTCTCGACCTGTCTCCCTGTCCGCAAGCGATACGGACTGTCGACTGGGGATGCTCCTATCGCTGGTGGAGCTGGGCTTTCCTACAGCGGTTTCGGGTTCACGCCGCCGGATATCGTGGTCACTGCCTCTGGTTATCTAGCGGTCATCGCGCTCACGACCGACAACAAGATGCATTTTTACGTCGAGGACGTGAATGGCGTACGGCTGTTCTACAAACAGCTCGATGGGCCATTTACTCGCGTGCGCCTAGCCGCGCAATCCGATGTGATCATCCTGGCATATCAGGACGCTGGAGCACTGATCTTCGTGGTCACCGTGACGATCGCCGCAGGACAAATCACCGAAGCCGCGGCCGTTAACATCGCGACCCTGTCGAACCCAGCATCGTCTTGGGACCTATCATCCTACAATGCTGCCAACTGGTACCTTGCGCATCAGAGCGGTGCGGCGCTGATCACTCTGACCAAATTCAACGGGACAGCCAGCAGTAGCACGGCCACATTTGCCTGCACGGGTAGACCGCCGATCACGCTATTCGCCGATCCGATCGATGCACTGCTCTGGGTTGGTTTTTTCGACAACCCTCTAGTGACTGGTGATGTCGCCTATACTCTCTGGGATATCAGCGCGACCATCGTCAATCTGCGCACCAAGACCACGTTCGAATCGGGAACGCGGTTTGGACCGCCGATGTTCGGGCGTTCCCATCTGACAGTGCCATTTCCGGCCGCCAAATATGTCTTTTTTTGCTATCGCTATAGTTTGCTGATTGCACCGTTTGCGTCCGCCACGAAGGTCGGCTTTGAGCCTGGCACTGGAGCATCTTCTGGGGTTCCAGGGTTGCTCTGTTGGCATGTGTTGCCCATCAGCAAACCCGACAACTACAATCGCGTTTGGTGCATCCATCACAGCAAATCTAGCAATCAGCTGATTACAAAATACGTGCTGCTGAAATTCCCAAACTTCTATTATGCGCTGTCAGCAGCGGATGTACCAACGATTGAACTATCGAGCCCCAACTTACTCAAGGTAACCTCGGGCTCCGATCCTTTGCCAGCGGATCCGACTTGGTTTTTTGGCAACGGTGGCCTTGGCTCGAGCCGGTCATTCGCCGCATTGCCCACAGTTGTGCAACAATTTTACGGCAGCGCGGCGATCGTAAAACTGGACGTATACGAGTATACGACGGCGCAACAGGAGCCGCATCGCCAGGCCACGCGCTTTGCGGCCACGACTACGATCGCTGGACAGCCGGTGGAATTCTTCGGCCAATCGGTAGCCACTATCGACACGCAGTTTACTGCGCAGCAATTGGGGGCGCAGCATGCCGGTGCAAGCGAGATTGGCTTCCCGCATGCGCCGATCGTGTCCGTCGTAGCGGGCGGAGCAGGCTCGGTAACTGCGGGCACTCGGAGCTATCGCTGCACCTTCGAGTGGATCGATATGTATGGCAGGCGCCATCAGTCTGCACCATCGAACCCCGTCTCAGTCACCATCAATGGCACGACCGAAGGATCGGCCACATTGACGGTGAGCGGGCTCAACATATCACAACGCCAGACGTTTAACACAACGCTGTTTTGCACGATTCGAGTGTATCGCACAGTCGCTGGCGGAACGGAATATCACGAACTGACGCGGGTCGTCACGGCATGGCAGCCAGCTACGGGATACGCCACGATTGCCGACGGGGAGACAGACGACAATATCGCGCAGGACGGCTTCATCTACACCGATGGCGGGGTGCTCGCTGATGACTTGGCGCCGAGTTGCCGATTCATTTGCAAGTCCGAGGACCGCCTTTGGTTCGGCGGCCTCTGGGACACGAATATTGTGCAATGCTCGAAGGTGATCGTTCCGGGCGAGCCGATTCAATGCACCGATGACGCTTCGCACCAAGTGCAGCTGCCCGCTCCATGCACCGCGTTGGCCTACATGGACGGCAGCGTGGTGGCGTTCACCGCGGACGCCATGTATGTGATTAGTGGCGACGGACCGAACGATCAAGGCGCCGGCGCATTCGCTGCGCCACGCTGCATCACGCGCTCGGTCGGGTGCTGCGATTATCGCTCCGTGGTCGAGACCAATAGCGGGGTGATGTTCCAGGCAAACCAAGGGTTTTACCTATTGCCGCGCGGTTTTGGCCCGACCCAGTACGTCGGCGCAGCCGTATTGAGCGACATGAACGCATTGAGCGACCCGACGCAGGACCTCGGACCGGTCGTGCTCGGCTCTGTCTCGCACACGACGCGCGGCAATCATCTGGCGCGATTTCTCGTGGCCCTGGGGAGCTCGCCGGCTGCCACGGGCGCGACGGATGTGTTTACCTACGATTTGGATGACGGCCAGTGGTTTCACGACACGATCGGCTCTGGCATCGCGGACATCGCTGAGATTGGAGCCTATGATTCGCTCGCCTTGGACGGTAAAAAGGGGGCGGTATTCGTTCGCGGAGATCTGAGCACCGCCACATCGACGACGCCGGTGTGGATCGAATCAGCAGCGCAGCCGGGCGACGATAGTGGCAACAGCGCCATCGTTCAAGTGGCAAAGACTGCGTGGATTCACCCGTTTGGGTTAGGCGGATTCGGCAAGGTCAACGCGGTGTTGTTTGCGCTCGAGTCTCTAGGCGCCACGCAGACGCTAGACGTGACCGTGCAGACCGATACCAACACGATAGAGACGGCGAGCTGGGTGATCACGGGCGCGCAGCTCAATTACCGGCTCCTGGTAGTCAACGTGCGAGCTTGCACCGCTGTGCAGGTGCAGCTCAGGTGTCAGGCGCCGAGCCTTGCGATCGGCGGCTTCAAATTCATCTCGATAACGCTTGAAGTCGAACCGACCAACGGCATTCGGCTCCTCTCAGATGCGGAGAAGACGTAAAATGAGCAAGCAATACGATCCAGAAACTGGTCAGTGGATAGAAAATGGCGTCCCGACGACCGCGCCCGGGAAGGCGGATACGCCAGCGCCACCGCAACAGGAAAGGGCGCTAAGCCCAGGTGGGACAACGACCGTGAGCGGTACGGTGCAGGCGCCAGCGCCGGCGGCGCCGAAGTTTTTGGGAAATTCGGTCTATGGCGATAGCAGCGGTGTCGCGGCTGCAGCCAATCCTGGCGATTTCATCAACAGCACCGACCCGCGCGATTTTATGTATGGGCGTGATCCGAATTACGCGACGGATACAGCAGCCGCCGAACGTGCGCACGCGGCGGCGGCCGAGAGCGACATGTACGGGCAGGCCTCGAAAGCGATCAATACCGGCGCGCAGATGGGAGCCGACATCAGCGGCTATGGGCAACAGATCGGCTCGACTCTGGGCGGCATGGCTCAGACTGCTATCGGGCAGGGCGCGGCGATGCAGGGGCGGACGTTGAGTGCTGACTATCAGGGCGCCAATTCAGTTTTTCAGGTCGCAAAAAACGACGCCTCGCAACTGTCGGCGCTCGAGCAGGCGCAGGGACCATCGGCCGCGCAGGCGCAGCTGCAGAGCGGATTGAATCAATCCCAGGCATCCAACCTGGCCCTTGCTCGCTCGGGCCATGGGTTTGGCGGATCTGCGTCCGCACTCTCGCAAGCCGTTGGAGCGAATGCGGCCGCTGGACAGCAAGCTGGGAACAGTGCCGCGATGCTGAAGGCTCAGGAGGATGCCGCCTGGCGTGCGCGCCAAGCGCAGAATCTCCAGGGCGCAGCGGGGATTTCGTCCGGCGTGGCCAACGCCTTGCAGGGACAAGGCCTATCGCAGGCCCAGCTGCAGGCGCAGGTGATGGCGGAGAATGACCAGGCGCAGGCAGCTCTGACTGGGCAGGGACTGCAAGCCTATGGCGCAGCGGGCCAGCTCGGGTTGAGCGGGCTCACCAGCGGTGCAAGCGCGACGCAAGCGGGACAGACGCTTGGCCTTCAAGGCTCGCAAGCAGCCGCCGGGCAATACGTGACGGGCGAACAGATGGCGGGCATCAATATGACCGCGCAGCAGCAAGCCGATTTGACGCGCGAGCAAGGCCTACTCCAAAAACAAGGCATCGAGGCGGGTGTGGCCGCTAGCAATCAGGCAGCCGTCAATTCCGGCTGGGGTACCGCGCTCAGTACTGCGGCCGCGATCGGCGGTACTGCTATTACTGCCGCATCCGACGCGAGCGCAAAACAAGCCATCCAGCCGCTGGACAAACCATTCGTAGGCATGGGCACGCCCGCGCAATCGATTGCGCCAGCGGGGGCGCCAGTTGCGGCGCCTGATTCGGGTGCCCCGCCCATGCAGCCCGCGAAAGGCGATTCTTGGATCGCCCCCGTCGCCCAAGGCGTCGGCGGCTTGGTGGGCGGAGCTATCGGCACGGTGATAGCCCCGGGCGCGGGCACGGTCGCGGGCGGTGTGGCAGGGTCGCTCGCAGGCAAGCTTGCCGGCTCGTATCTGTCGAGTGGCACCCATTCGAGCGACATTCACGGCAAAGATTCTGTGCAACCGCTAGATTCGGGCGGCATAACATCGCCAAGCGGGCCAATGGGCTATGGCCAAATCAATCCGAGCGGGTCGACTCAAGCCGGCATGAGCAATGCCTTCGGGGCTGGGCGCGACAAGGCGGCCCTGGCCGCGAGTGGCGCGAGTGCGGCCGATGCAGATCTGAAAAATCAAGCCAAGAAGGCAGCCATTGCGAGCATGGTTGGCGGTATTTCTGGCGGCTTCGACAATTTTGCGAAAGGCGCAGCTGCCGGTGCGCCGACGCCCGGGCAATTGCAAACGCTGGGACAGGGAGGATTTCAGCCCGGATATGGGATGGGCTGGGGTCAACAGGGCTGGTCATCGCCTGGCGCGCTCGCTTCCGACGCGCACAGCAAAACAGCGATCCGAAAACTGACGGACGAAAACGAAGCGCTGAAATCGGCGTTGGGCGGACCGCCATCGCAAGCGATGCTCAATCAAGCGGCTGCCGATCAGGACGCTGCAGCTCCCGGCGCGCGACTCACCTATCCGCCCGCTGTTGCGCCTCCCACGAAAGCGATGCTGAATCAGGCGGCAGCGGCTCAGCAGAGCGCTACGGCCCAGCATTCGGACGCGCTCAATATGGTCGACGAAGCACCCGGCTACTCGTATCAATACAAGGACCCGGCTAAGCATGGCTATGGGCAGAAATTCGGACCGATGGCGCAAGATTTGCTGAAGACGCCAGCTGGCGCGAGTACGGTCGAGCGCGCGCCAGACGGCACGCTAGCGGTCAACACCGGCAGGCTCGCGCTGGTCGAGCATGCGGCGCTGCATAGCGACAGGCTTGAGAACGCTGCGAAGTTCGAGCAGCTCAAATCAGAAATCGACGCGATGAAAGGCGGCGCCGTGGCAGAGAATGGTGCCGAAGGTGGCGCTGGCTATGAGCCGGGCGCCGAATCGGCGCCGGCGGGGTCTGGGCACCATTTTTGGGAGGTGCCGGACTACAGCAATGGCGGGAAGTACACTCCAATTTGGAACCTACCGTCGGTACCGTTCGCGCCATCTCAGAGGGGCCGCGCCAAGGCAGCTCGTATCGGTCAAGGTTGATTCATGGCCTACGGAAATATCACCGGCTATATACCGACCCAGCAGCCCGGGGCATATCTGTTCCAGCAACGCAATGGGCCGCCGCAGATGCTCTATGGCGCGCCAGCCGAGCAACTAAAAGCGAGACTCGACGCGAGCTCCGGCTTGGCTGGTCAAGCGGTAGCTGGTCCCGGTGGCGGAGCTCCTGGGGACGCAGGCGGTGTGCCGGCTAATAGCGTGATGGCTGGTTCGGGCGCGCTGAACGCGCCGGCTCCAGCTCCCGAGCCAGCGATGTCTGTCGCCCCGGCTGCGCCGCCGCCGGCGCCACTCATATCGACTGCGCCCGTCGGCCCAATCGCGGAAGGCATGCCAGTCGCGCCGTCACCTGAGGCGCGCGAAATGGCACAACAGTTGGCTGGGCCAACGGAGGGCGTGGCGCCAGTAGCTACGGCGCAGGGCGCGTCAGCACCGCCGACGCCGACTGCGCTCGGAGCTAATGGGATCAATTTCGGAGTGACTCAGCTGCCAAATGGGCAACTGGCGGTGCGCACTCCGGGCGTTGCAGCCGTGACTCAGGAGCAACTGTTGAAAAAATATGGCGAGGGTCAGCAATTGGGGAGCGGGCAGGGTGTTGCGGCGCCTCATAGCGTTTCAGAAACGACCACTGGCGGCTTTGATCCATCAGCGGATTATCTCGAGCGACGCGCGGATCTGGCGATCGATAAACGCTTGGCGATCGACAAAGCCTCAGACGTTGAGGCTGAGAATGCAGTGCGTGAAAAGCAAATTGCCGATCAGCAATTTCAAATGGCGGCAGATTTCAAAGCCGAAGAGCAGGCGCGCACAGCACAGATTACGGCTCAGGTACAGAAGGATTTAGAGACGCGAGACCGGCTGCAAAAGGAACTCGGCAACGCGAAGGTGAATCCAAATCGAATTTTTTCCGGCACTGGCGGCACTTGGCGAGCGATTGGAGCCGCGCTTGCGGCTGGGCTCGGCGCGGCTGGCTCCGGTCTGCAGGCGATGGGCGGCCATCCGGGAGCGCCAAATCTTGCCTTCCAAGCGATTCAATCGGCGATCGATCGGGACATCTCCGCACAGGAAAACGAAATCAAAATCAAGGGCACCCTCGCCGACAACGCGCTCACGCAATACATGCGGTCGGGACAGAGCCTCGAGCAAGCCAAGCTCGGCCTACGGTCAGCACAGCTGCAGTGGGTCGCGGCGCAAAATCAGCAATCGGCGGCGATGACGAAGGGCTCTCAGGTCGAGCCACGGCGTGACATGCTGCACAACGAAGTGCTCAGCGCGCTGAACGACAGCAATGAGGCCTATCGACAGGGCGCGATCGGGACTCGTACCAAGCAAGTCGCTTCGCAAGTGGTTTACCCGCACGCAGGTGGTGGCGGTGGCTTGCGGCTGTATTCGCCCGACGAGGCGATGGCGTTTGCTGCTAAAAATGCCGAGCTCGGGGCGAAAACGGCGGGCACGGCGAAGACACTCGCCGAGACGGCGAAGACGCGCGCCGAAGCGCAGAACGCAGGCAAGCCGAAAAACGCAGGCGCCATCAACACTGCGCTCGAAAACCTGGACATCGCCGGGGCAACTATTGGTCTGACGCCGACGGATAACGATTTCGAAGGCGAGGCCAGCTGGACGGGGCGCTCCGGCGGCGGTTACACGGTTTCAGAAACAACACAGAAATACAACGCGGCAATCAGGGCGGCGGCGCCGAGCGTGTTGGCGGCTCACCGTCAGCGGGTGTCACCGGATGCGATCGATGATTTCGTCAAGCAGCATCAGTCGTGGTCGGGTGGGCAAATCAAGGACATGCTGGTGGCAACGAAGCGGTCGCTCAAAATCGCACAGCAAAATCCGAGCGCGGAGTCATCAGCGGCACCAGCTGAGGGTACGACGCAGGCGGGTGAAGGCGAGGACTGATGGCGTTCGGCGCGAGCCCTAACCAGCCGCTGACCGGCGGTGGCGCGGTGACACAACCGCTTCCGCCACTGGGGCCGGCATTTGCCGATGCTGCGCTCGGTCCGGCGCAGCGCCTCTATCAAGCAGCGGCGCAGCCGGATAATCAGCAGGCATTTTACGATGCGTCGCTTGCGCCAGCCCAGCAGCTCGTCTCACAACTCGGCCCCGCGCCTATCGCGCAAGGTCACGCGGCCAATCCCTATTTGCGTGAGATGGTCGAGAAGAACGAGGAGCAAGCGAAGCTCGAGCAAGAGCATGGGCGCGGCGCTACGATCGCTACGCAAGCAGCTCGCGGCGCACTCGATTTCGTTTTTTCGTTGGGGGCTGTGCCGGCTGCGATCTTGACCGAATCGACGGGCTATCTGACCGGCTCAAAGTTTTTGCAAGACCTGGGGCACGGCATCGGGGAATCGGCAACGGGTAGCCAGGCGATGGCCACGTTATTCGGCTCGCCCGTCGTCGAGGCAACGAAGTCCATTTTTGGTGCCGCAAACGATCCGGAAAAGGCGCGTTTGGCCTACGAGCAGACGATTCGCAATGTGCATGAACAGCAAGAGGCGTGGCCGATGCTGTCGACCGTCTCACATTTCGCAGGCGCGACGGCAGCATCGCTCGGCTTGGGCGCTCTGGCCGGTGCAAGCGCCATCGCGCCGACCTTCACGCAGACTCTGGCCCGTGGTGCTGCGCTTGGCGGATGGGAAGGCTTAGGCGCAGGCGGTCAGGCGGCTTATGACGAGGGGCGACCATTCCGCGACGTGGTCGGCTCGGCGCTCATGGGCGGCCTGCTCGGCGCGGGAACAGCTGCCGGTTTTCAGGGAGCGGCGCACTATTTTGAAGGTGCGGCATTCGAGGAGGGGCTTGAAAAGTTCGCGCTTGAGCGGACCGGGAAAGCGATCGGGGTAACCGGTGGCGATGTGAGAACACTAGGCCAACGGAAAATCATGCAGATGGCCAAGGATGTGTCCGAACACGTGCTTGACGATGGGGAGACGGTTTTTCCGAGCAGCATTTTCAAAGCCGGAACGATGCCGCTCGACGATGTCGTCGAGCGGATTGGATCTGCCCGTTCTGAGCTCGGCTCGAAAATCGGTACGATTCGAAGCACAGTCGGTGAGTTCATAGACAAAAGCGCGCCTGATTTGCGGCCGAGCGTTAATGTGCTCGAGAGCCGTATTCGCAAAGACGTGCTGAACGAACTGGAGTCGAGCAGCATATCGGGACACAAGGCTGGACCGATCCTAGATGTGCTCAAGGATTTGCATGGCGCAACCGCGGAAGGAGACACAAGAATCAGCATTGGTGCACTCCGGAGGATACAGGAGCGACTGAACAAGGAAGTCTATCCACCGAACCCGCGTGGAGGGCTATCGGCTCCAGTTTCGGCAGCGCGAGAAGAGCAGAAAATCGTTTCTGGCATCTTAGAGGACGAGGTCGTCAAGGCTGTTGACCGCGGCGCCAAACAGATGGGCAACGTCGGCCATGAGGGCGCAGCGCTGGCAGCGCAGTACACGAAACTCAAGCGCCTGGACAGCTCATTTATCCACGCCGATCAGATATCTAGAATGGCAGCTGCTCGAAGACTTGGTAATCGTGGCTTTTCACTCACAGACACGATCACTGGCACAGCTGCGCTGGCCGGGGATATTGCTTCGGGTGGCGGCGTCGGCGCTGCCATCAAGGGCTTAGGGGTGACGGCGCTCCATAAATATGCCCGTGAACACGGTTCTGCGTTCATGGCGGCCCTGGCAAACAAGGTGGCGCGAAACAGCGAGAAGATTGGCGAGGTGCTTGCAAAAACTTCAGATTACTTCGGCGAAGCAAACATCGGCGTTGAGGCGGAAGCTGTGACGGCCGATGCTCACGCGGCGGCTGAGGCGGCTGCAGCCGGCAGACGCGGACTTATTGCGGGGACGGTCGGAGGCAATCTGCTGACCATGCTGTGGCCTAAGGCGGATCATGAGGTCATCTCCGTGGATGCTGCTGGAGGGCGCGAAGCGCAGGGCGTGATCGCGCACCTGGCGCGCGCAAAAGCACGAGTAAATGAGGCCGTTGAACGAGCTGGACCTAATCCAGATCAGAGGCAGGTCGCGCAGATGCTCGCTATGCATCGAGTCTCTGATGAACTGGCAAGTAAGGCCGGCCCATTCAACGCCGAAACATGGGCCGAGAAGCCGCCTAACCCAATGCAAAAGGTTCTGCATCGGACTGAAATTTTGAATCAGGTATCAACCGACCTGGCGCAGGACGCAGCGCATGCGGCATCGCTCAAGCCATCGCCGGACTTCGAGTTGCTCTTCGATCGCGTGAAAAAACTCACGAAGGATGCCGATGGGCCGCTCGCCATCGGCGGCGTGCAATCGGCTGTGCGCGAGATGGCCCGCGGTGCGCCTGCGACGCCGACCGGCGATCAGCTTAGACAGGTAGCGCGATTGACGCTGCAGAGGCTGTCCGACGCCGATGTGCCGGATGCGATGACGACCGGTCACGAGCTAGCGCGCCGATTGTCTGGGCTTTCGGACGGCGCCAGTGACCCGCTGACACGGGACTATATCGCGCGGCAGGTCACAACGCTGCAGCAGCAGCTGAGCGATCCATCATTTGGCAAAGCCGGCGCTGTTTATGGGCAGCTCACTTCGGCGCCGAGCGGCGGATTTCAGCAGCTGCTTGACCCGGCCACGCTGCGTGTTGCGCTTGCGTCGACGCAATCACATGGTGCTCTCCCGGCTGCACTCAGAGAATTGGCCCGCTCTGTACTCGAAGCGCACGATGCGAGGAAACAGCTTGGCGGTGGCTCGGCGGACGCGGGCGTTGCTCGCCAACTCAAGGCGACGGAAGCAAAATTCTTGAAAGCGGAAAACGCCGTCACGCTCGATGGTGGACCCGCCGGTAGGGTGCTCGATTTTTTCAAAGATGCGCCAGGTGCCGACGCGCGGGGCCTAAAAGGCAGCCCGCAAATGCTAGTGCTGAACACTATGCGCCCGCAGATGGAAAAAATGTTGCCCATACTCGGCAAGAAATCCGACCGTTTTTCTGGCGGCGAGTCTCGCCCATCGATCCCCGTTCCACCAAAGTCGCCAGGAGAGCTAAAAACGCTCTATACCGATCGCATGCAGGCGCTGGCGCAGGCCGTTGGGAGCCAGGACCCAACAGTGGGGGAGAACGCCATGCGCGGCATGCCAAACATTCCGCCCGCGATGCAGGTTGCGGTGATGACCGACGCGCAGCAGCGCATGGCAACACTATTGCGCGATATGCCAAAACCACCGGCGAATGTGCGCGGAAAGGCCTTCGAGTCGCTTTCCAGCGGCGACTTGCGGAAAGCCAACGCGATGTGGGAGGCGACGACCAAACCGATGAGCGTATTTGCCGACTTCCACGCGGGCACCATCGACTACGATAAGGCGCGTTACACGTGGAAACAATACCCAGGCCTGCAGCAAGCGGCTCAGGCTGGCATGCTCGACGTGCTCCATGCCCACCTGGACGATAATGAGCGCGCTGCGATTCCGGATTCGATGCTCACGCAGATCGATTATTTGCTAGGCTTCGACGGCAAGCTGCAGACTTCTGTCGACCGCGGATTTGCGCAACGCATGACGGCGATAGCGGCCGCAGAGGCGCAGAGCAAACCAAAGCCGAATGGACCGCTTGAGCTAGCGACGAGCAAACCAACATACACGGAGCGGCTCGCGGGAGCGCGAAAGGGATAGCAAATGACGGAGAGTTTGGTGACTTATGAGGCTAACAATGTCACGCCGCCGCTGAAAAACAGCAATGCGATGAAGTGCATTGCTGTTTTGGTGTACGGCGGAGCGACGCAGACGCAGGATTTGACGGCGTTGTTTGGCAAACTAGACAACGGACATTATCTGACACTGCAGGCAGATGGTGGCAAAGTCTATGTAGCATTTGGTACGGTCGCAGGGACGATCGATGAGGGACAACTCGGGACTGGTAACAATGTCTGTTTCCCGATCGCCGACGGGCAGCAGCTATCCGTGCGTTCCGGCCAATACGGCGATGAGCGCGCGACGAACATAGCGACGCTGGTGAACTACAACATTCTCCATTTCAAGGGGGCCTCGGGAGCAGCGACCGGATATCTGCGCATGTACCGGAGCTCGCTCAGTCCCAACCAAGATGCCGGAATGTTCCGGGCGCCATGAGCATACGCCGCGTTGGTACGCATGGCCGCCGCGGGACGACATTTGCCCGGGCGGGTTTCACTGGCAACTTTGCGATCCTATTCCCCGGCGCGTTCCAAAGCGTACAGACCGATCTAGGCCTGACCTACGGAGGGACCATGCTGGCCGCCGGGACGACGCCGCCGGTGATAACCTTAACGGGTGCACTTATTACTGTTCCGGTGCCCATCACCGTGACCGATGTGGTGCCCGGTATCCTAGGGACCTGGACCGGTCAGGTATCGTATGACGGTGGGGCCACACAAGCGCAATCGTTCACATCGGCTGCCACGGTGCCGCTAACTGGTGCTGGCGCTGGGCTTACATTGAATATCGCGGCTGGTGTGGCGGCCGGGGACAACGTCTGGAAGGCCACGTGCGCAGCGCTGGCTGATCAAAGCGGCAACGGTAAGAACTACTCGCAGGCTACCGCGACAAAGCAGCTCGTGATCACGCCAGGTCTCAACGGTTTTCCGGGACTGTTGAGCGATGGTGTTGATGACTCATTCGTGTCGACGTGCAATCTGCCTGCGCCGGGCGTCACGCCATATTCTATGTTTGCTGTTTTCAGACAACCGGCATGGATCGTCAATACGTTTTTATTCGGTTCGACGGTGGCCGGGCAGAACGTGTTTCAAGCGATCGGCTCGCCAACTATCTTGTGTCGCGTTGGCGCCTCGGGTCAGGCCAACGGTGGAGCGGCGATTAACAATTGGGTGATACTCGAGATTGTGCGGGCGGCAGCTGCGACAGATTCCTCCAAGCTCGGCACCACCACTGCCACCGGTGCCGTTGCGAACACAGCGATCACTGGGCTCGAGGTTGCCTCACAAACAGGAGGCACAAATAACGGAACCATGGAACTACTCGCCCTCGCGTACGCACCGGGCACGCCTAACTGGCTAGCTGTACGCGCGGCCGTGACAGCAAAGTATGGGGCGGCGGTGTTGTTGTGAGCACCAAGCTTGTGGCGATCGCTCTCCAGCTCGATGCCGACGTGTGCAACGCCCTCGAGCCGCCGCGCGCTGGTTGTCATGCGGGCGCAGGCATGCATGTCGTAATACCGCTTGATTTCGCCGCGCGCATTGCGCTCGGCCAAGAAATTCCGGGGTGCTCGTACGCGCGCTTGGAAGTCGATGGCTCGCTCTATGTTTCCGACACGGCGCAGGCGCAGCTTGCGCTGCCTGCGGTGGTCAACGCACTGCCATCGGCGCAGAAAATTGAGGCTCCGTTGCTCGTTATTAAGCTCTCTACCGCTGTCACTGTGGCCGCTGTAGTGCAAAGTGATGGTGCATGAACATGACCAGATTACTCGGTATTGACGTCTCGCACTACCAATCCACGACTGCTCCAGCCGGTGTGTCATGGATAAAAATTGCCGAGAAGTGCCGCTTTGCGATCGCGCGAGCAACCTACGGCTCGGCGCCTGATGCGAGCGCGGTCGGTCACGTGCACAACGCGCGCGCCGCCGGGCTCCAGGTCGGGCTATATGCATTTTTCCGATCTACCCAGAGCGTCCAAGAGCAGCTCGACGCATTTTGCGCACGTGCCCTGGCATGCGGCATCGGCATCGGCGACATCGCGCCCGCGCTCGACATCGAGGACGATCTGACCGCGAAGCTCGAGCCGAGTTGGGAACCAAGCGTGCGGGCCTTTGCCGATGGACTCGCAAGCGAATTCGGGGTTGTCATGCCTTACATCACACAGCGCGACTTCGGCCGACTCGGAAAACCCGCGTGGATTCTCGACCACCCGCTTTGGGTGGCGCACTACACGAACGCAGCAACGCCTGCGACGCCCGGGAACAAGCCCTGCGCGATCTGGCAACGGCGCGTGGGACCGTATGAGCCGGACGGACTCGGCGGCGCCATCAAGCCGATGTTGCTCGATCAAAACGTCGCCGACGATCCGTTGCCGCTCGCGACGATGAGCCCGAGCATGGTACGAGCGCCCGGTGCGCCGCCAGCACCGGACAACCACGACGATCTGCGATCCATGCGTCTTGCCGCCGCCTTGACGGCTGGGCTCGATCTGTCACATGATGACGAAAGCGCAAAAGGAATGGGCATTACGTGACCGCTGATGACAGAGATACCCAGCCGCCATCCGCCCGGACCGAGCCCCCGCCAGCCCTATCGCTCAAGCCAAGCGACACTTTCAAGCGCATGGCCGGCTACGATGACAGCCTTTTTTTGCATGTCGCGCTCGCGGCGGCGGCCGATGGCGCGCACGAGATGCGTGAGGCACGAAAGGTCTATGACCCCGCTATCTTGATCGCCCAGGCGCGCCTAGAGTTCCAGGCTGTTGTGAGCGCTGGCTATGAGATGCTCCGTGAGCCGATTGTCGATACGTTGGCAGAGGTTCGAGCGCTCGCGCCGCGTGTGAAAATGATAGAGGACGGCCTCCTCGCGCTTCGCGCCGAATTCGAGTTGCTCAAAAGGAGGATGGATGCGCTAGAGAACGCGCTGGAAAAAACACCACCACCATTTAGAATCACTACTTGAGGAGTCCCCTTTAGTGACGACCAATAAAATATCCGCTTGCCTGATCGTGCGCGATGAACAGGGCACCATTGAGGCGTGTCTCGCGTCGATTAGACAATACGTCGACGAAATCGTAATCGTCGACACCGGTTCAACCGACGACACTCCGGCCATCGCGCGAAAAATCGCTGACAAGTTCGAAGTTTTTCTCGACTGCAACGATGCCGAAGGGCGCATCGACGACTTCTCTCTTGCGCGGAACCGAAGCTTTGCGATCGCGAGCAACGACGTAGTGCTTTGGCTCGATGGTGATGACGTGCTCCAGGGGGCCGAACACCTGCCGCTCATCGCTGCCGAACTGGTGAAATATCCAAATTCGCAAGTCATCCTGCCGTACGAGTATGCGCATGACGAGCAAGGGCGCGTGACTTTGCTGCAGTATCGCGAGCGTATGCTGTACCCGCGCAAGCACTGGGAATGGCGCTTCCCGGTGCATGAAAGCTGCTTGCTCACCGCCGGCCACGAACTCTCGGTTGCTACCCGCGATGAGTCCGTGCGACTCGTGCATGGGTCAGGTTCGGGCAAGACACGCGAGACCGAGCGCAATCTACGTATCTTGCGAAAATACATCGAGCGTGTCGGCGAGGAAGATGTTCGCAGTCTCTATTACTACGGCGTGGAACTCGGACTGCAAGCGATGCGCGGGTACGGTCGCGGTGATATTGGCGCGTTTCTCGAAAACACAGGCGCCTCTTTGCGCGTGCTGAAACGCTACGTAGAGCTCGCCTATTGGGCTGATGAGAAGTTCCTTGCGTTGCTCGAGATTGCTCGCCACTACCAGCGCTTGAACGATCACGATGAAGCGATCCGGTGGGCGTTTCGTGCGAGCGAAACGAAGCATTTCCCTGAGGCGTATTGGGTGCTGATGCGGAGCTATTACTCGATCGGGCGTCAGGATAAGCGTAGCGAGCGACTGAACTACGAGCGTGCTGTGCATTTTGGTCAAATCGGGATGTCTCTCGTGCCGACCGACGTTGCGCAGTCATTGCTCGCGCAGGATCCGACCGAGAGAGCACGCGCGCACGAGGTCCTTGCCGTGTGCCAAGGCAGTATCGGGCATCTAGATGACGCGATCGGGTCGCTCGAGGCCGGGCTGCGTGTCATGCCCGAACATGAGCTGATGAAAAAAAACCTCAAGGCCTTCCACATCGAGCGAGCGAAGCGGCGGGTGCTTGCGGAAACAAGCGTATTGCAGCAGGCAGGGGCTCTCGCCGCCGGCGCGGACGCCGTGATAAGGATGGCCCTTAGTGATGATTTCAGCGTACAACTTCAGCCGCCCACGCCTCACGTGCCTGACGCGGCTCCCGGGCGCGTTCTGCCTTTTCGCAGTAACGGTGCCGGGGTTTCGGGAGGCACTGATGGGCATCCACGCGCTGCGCGCTCTCCGGGCAAGCTCGACATCATCTTCTTCGTTGGCCCGGGCTTCGAGCCGTGGAACGGGGAAACTATCGCTCGTACCGGACTCGGCGGAAGCGAAACCATGGCCTGGGAGCTCGCTCGGCGCCTCGCCAAGCGAGGTCACGGGGTTCGCCTCATCGGGCATGTTGGTCCCGGTGCACCTGCCGGAACTTTCGACGGAGTCGAATTCATCGGATGCGACGAATTCTTCAGTGGTGATTACGGCGGTAGACCGGGAGCGCGGCACTGTGACGTGCTCATCTCTTCCCGACAACCCGGAGTAGTCGACGATGGCGCGGGCATCACAGCCGGTGCTCGCATTTTGTGGCTGCACGATGTGCATTGCGGACCGCAGCTCACTCACAAACGAAACATTCGTTTTGACCGAATCCTCGCGCTCAGCAACTGGCACAAGTCGTTCCTCCGGCGGTGTTACCCGCTCATCGATCCAGAAAAAATCCTGGTCACGCGCAACGGTATCGATCTGACGAGATACGACGGACGAGAGACGCGCAACGCGCGACGCGCGTTCTACAGCTCGAGCCCAGACCGAGGACTCGATGTACTGCTTGATGTGTGGCCCGTCGTTCGCAAGTCGATACCAGACGCGGAGCTGCACGTCTTCTATGGCTTCGAAAATTGGGAGCGAAGCGCCGACGATAATGAGCGAAAGAAAATCGCTCATCTCAAAGCGAAGCTTGCGCGCACCGCTGGCGTGCGCGTGCGTGGGCGCGTGAATGGCGAGGAGCTGGCGCGCGAGCAATTGCGGTGTGGCGTGTGGACGTTCAGCACCGCATTCACAGAGACCTCGTGCCTCACCGGAATGGAAGCCCAGGCCGCCGGATGCCGCATCGTCACGTCGCCGCTGGCGGCCCTGAACGAGACGGTTGGTGATCGCGGACAGCTCGTCCCCGGGTTCGGAACGCCGGGCTATATCGAGACGTTTGCGGCGGCAGTGGTGATGGCGATGACCGAGACCCTGGGCGCTCGAGCCGTTGACGACCGCGCGGCACTGCAAGAATATGCTCGGAAACACTTCGGGCTAGAAGAGCTTGCGTCGGAATGGGAAACGATGCTACTCGATATCCTGAACGATGTGCGGAGGCGCGTCGTGCCGAAATTCTACAAGGCGGTAGTTGTGTGAGACTTAATCTAGGCTGCGCAGCCAACATGTTTCCGGGCTGGACTAATCTCGACAAGATCGATATGTCCGGCTATCTAGAAACGCTCCGGCATTCTGGAGATATCTCGACGTGGCCCGAGCATCAGCAGAAGATGGCCGACCACGCGCGTAATGGCGCCGTGAGCTGCAGCGTTTTGGACATGCGCTACGACCTGCATCGGTTCGCGGACTCGAGCATCGACGCTATCTATCTGGGTCAGGTAGTCGAGCACATGCAACCGATCGTCGAGCTCCCCAGGCTGCTCGGAGAGTGCTGGCGAATGCTCAAGCCGGGCGGCAAGGTTCGCATCACGACGCCAGACCTGGACGTACTGCTCAACGCCTACTGGGAAGGCAAGATGGACGACTTCGCGCACGAGCAGCCAGAATTTTACATGCAGGTCACGCCTGATGCGCAGCTGAGCTACATCATGTTTGGCGCGTGCGGGCCCGCATGTACCACGGAAAACTATGAGGGTCATATGGCCTGCCTCGGGAAGCGTCACGCGAAGGCACTGCTCGAGGTAATCGGGTTTACGGACGTGACGTTCGATGCCAAGTCGGATGTCTTCGCCGAGTGCGTTGATGCCGGCATGTCGCACAGTTGGGCGGCAGAGGCGACAAAACCATGAAGGCGGACATCCGCATCGGTTGGACAGTTGTCGCGCTGCTCATGGCCGTTGCGCTGTGCATGGCGCTCTCCGCACTCGTGCACGCAGCTCCGCGGTCGCTCACGGACAATCTGGTGGCGGTGCAGTCGTCGCTGCAATCGCGTTCGGAAGAACCAGTCGACGCGCGTGAGCTCGCGGATGCAATCACATCGGTCACCCATAGCCCGCAGTGGGCTGCGCTGCTCCTGACGACGGCTCACCACGAGAGCGCGCTCAGCGCCAGGATCGCCCGGAGCGAATACAAGCCACACGAAGGCGACCACGGTAAAGCCTGGGGGCTGTTTCAAAATTGGAAGTCAGCGAGCAATGCGAATGTCTGGGGCTCTCCGGACATCGCCGTCCAGGTGAAGGCTGCGAGCCACCTGACGCGCCAGTATTACAACATGTGCCGGAACAGCGGTGTACCGTTCCCGTTGTCGACGATGCGGGCCCTCAGTGGTCGCGGGTGCTCGATGCCGCTCAAGGGCGAGGCGCAGCGGATGCACACGTACCAAAGCGTGTTGGCGAGGCTCCAGTGAAGATAGCTGTATTAATGGGTGCGTGGTGCCTCACCTTCCGCGGCTCGCTCCCATTCAAGGGCCACCGGCAAGACGCTCGCGGGCTCACGGGAAGCGAAATCGGGTTCATTCGAATCGCGCAAGAACTGGTGAAGCGTGGGCATTCAGTGACCGCTTATACCGTGAGCGACGAAACCGAGTACGAGGGCATCACGATTCGACCCGTGACCGCGGCGGAAGAAATAGACTCGAGTTTCGATGCGGCGATCGCCATCAATGAACCAGAGCTACTACGCGGATGCAGGGCGCGGTTGCGCGCGTGTGAGTTGTGGTTAAACAGCTTCGATTTTTGCAAGGTCGGCTTCGAAAAACACGTCGACCTGTGGTGCTCGCCATCCCAGGGTCACCTCGACATGATTCTGCGCGAAACGCATGAGGTCGAGCTTACTCCGGCTGGTGCCGGGGCATTGTTCAAAGCCGATCCAAAAAACTGGATCGTCCTACCGCTCGGATGTGATCCGGAGCGCTATCCGGTCGATTCGGTCAAGGTGTCCGGGCGCGTCGTGTACTGCTCGAGCCCGGACCGTGGGCTCCACTGGTTGCTTCAGGAGTGGCCTCAAATCAAGCGCGCGGTTCCGCATTCGACGCTCCGGATTTTCTACCGGCTCCAGGCATGGATAGACAACTTCCAAGACACGGCCTATTCGCCACCCATCGAGGAGTTGCGCGGTCGGGCTGTGTACATCCAAGAAGCGCTTCGGAGAATGAACGGACCCGAGTGGGGAATCACCGTGCTCGATTCTGTTAGCCGTGAGCAGATCGAGCGCGAGATGTGCGAAGCTGAGGTGCTAGGGTACCCGTGCGATACGACACGCTGGAGCGAGGGGTTCTCGTGCACGATTCTTGAGGGATGCGCTGCGCGCGCATGTCCGGTGATTACTGACTGCGATGCCCTTGAGGGTATCTACAACAACGCCTGCCGCGTGATGCCACGGGGCAATATTGAGCAATGGCGCGATGCGGTCATCGAGATTCTCCAAATTGAAAAGTCGCGCGACAATTGGAGCGCGCGCGCCCGCGCTTTCGCCGAATCGCTAACCTGGGCGAAGCATGCGGAGCGGTTGGTAGCAGCAATCGGTGATCGGCGGCTCGGTCGTGTGGAAGCGATGCGAGCCGTATCTATTGGAGGAGGAGCCTAAAATGCGTATCAAACTCCCAGTCCCGTCGACCGACCATCGCGGTACTATTCAAAATCTCGTCGAGTTAGATGCCCTGGGTCATCTGCCCATCCGAGGGGCAGCCATCATTACTTCGCGGGCTCGCACGACGCGGAGCAATCATTACCACAAGACCGATGGTCACTGGCTTTATGTGATCTCTGGCTTGCTCCATTATTGGGAGCGCAATCTTGACGAGCCGCATTATCCGTCGGCACCTGGCATATTTCGGCCTGGCGAGATGGTCTATACGGGCCCACTGGTTCTTCACAGAACCTATTTCCCCGAAGAGACGATGCTGCTTTCGCTTTCACTGCGACCTCGCGATCGCGTGAGCCACGAGGACGACGTGGTGCGGGACGGCACGAAATGAACGAGCTGACTCACACCTTCCGTGAGCACACCTTCCGGGTTCTACGCGGCTCGACGCACCCGGAATATTCGTTGCACTGCTTCACCGATGAGGAAGCCGATTTTCGTGAGAAGTACTGGCGCCCGCGCTCAGGGCAGATAGTGGTCGATGTGGGCGCGAGCTATGGCGCCTACACGCTGACCGCCGCGGCGTGCGGGGCAGCCGTGCACGCCTTCGAGCCGGAACGGTCGGTCTGTGACGACCTGAAGCGCAACTGCGTTGCGAACGGGTTCCAAGTGGAGCTGTATCAGGTTGGACTCTGGGACCAAGCGGCCGTTGTGGCGATGCACAGCTATGCGCCGCATTGGCCCGCCGGCACGGTGAGCGGTGACTTCACGATGCTCCCGCTCGACCGGTTCAATCTGCCGCGCGTTGATTGGCTGAAGATCGATGTGGAAGGTGCCGAGGAGCGAGTACTTCGGGGCGCTCAGGCGACCATTGAGCGGTGCAAGCCGCGGGTCATCGTCGAGTGCCATGTGTTTCTTGACCCGGAGCTCGTGGCGAAGTGTCAGCGGTTGCTGCCAGGGTATGAACTGGAAGAGGTGGAACGCCCGCCGTGCGTGATGTTGGTTGGGAGGCCGTCGTGAGCATGCATGCAGCGTCAAGAGACGTTTGGCGAGCGCTCAAGGCGTGCAGCTCTGATTTTTGTGAAATCACAACGAACCAGTTGCGCGCGCCTCTAGCAACCTACCTGATCACCTACGCCTGGGGCCTGAATAAGTCAGAACTACCGACGCTCGACAAATATTGTCGTCTGCTCTTGCATCTCGAATACGGGCATATGCCGAAAGTTCGCGACTTGGTTGCTGAGTTGGCTCCTGAGGCGACAGTTGCAATAGACGGCTATGACGAATGGTGGCGAGCGGAACTCGCTGGAGAGCATAAGTCGGCCCAATGAAAATCGGTATCGTTTCAACCCACAGTTGGCCAATCCCAACGCCCGTCCACACGGGAGATATTGTGCTGCTAGACTTGGCCATCGCGCTCCACGAGCTTGGCCACGAAGTCGTGATGTTTGCTCCCGCCGGCACGAAGGCGCCCGACAAGCTGTGCGAGATGCCGGCGAGTCTCGGGGCTTCGGAGCCGAGCGCGCGAGCGTGCGAGCTCGCATGCTGGGAAAGTCACACAGCGGAACTGCTTGAATGCGATGTGCTGCACGATTTCAGTGTCGAGAAATGCATCGCAGACCGCGCCATGAATTACGGGCGGCCAGTAATCTCGACGTTGCTCGGCGGAAACTACAATCACCCTGCGAATGGTCGCAATGTTTGCGTTTGGTCCCATGCGATGCGCCAGCGTGCGCTTCATGGATACACCGACTACTGGAATACGCCGACGCCTGACCTGGCCGGACCGCCGACGCGCCCGATCACTGATGCGCACGTGGTTTACGGCGGAGTTGACACGGACTTTTACTGTCCAAGCGATTACTCGAAGGATGACTACTTCCTATTCCTAAATCGCTGGCATCCAGCCAAGGGTTTTCGTCAGGCAATCGAGATAGCGAAGGACACCGGAATCGAACTAGTGATGGCCGGTCAGCACCCAGACGACATGCGTTGGGACAGCGAGAAGGAATTTGCGAACGAAGCACTGCGGCTAGCCCACCAGGTCGTGAACATCAACTTCAGGTGGCTTCCGGCTGGAATGACCGAGCACCACCAGGCGAAGCGTGAACTCTACCGCAAGGCGAGGGCGCTTTTGTATCCGGTTGGGTTCAATGAACCATTCGGCTTATCCATGGCAGAGGCCATGGCGTGCGGCACTCCGGTCTTCGGTATCGCGCGTGGTTCTGTGCCTGAGGTAGTTGGTGGACAGGGCGTTGCTGTGCCGCCGGAGAGATGGGCCAGCGGTGATTTCCGCAACTTTTATTTCAGTCCGATAGCCGTGAGAGAAGATGCCGTTACACGTTTCGATCGCAAGGTGATGGCAAGCAATTATCTGCTCGAATATACTTCGGTGATCGGCGGCGCATCGTGGGGCGGACGATGATCGGCGGCACGGCCGATGGGGACGTGCTCTGCGAGGGTTTTGCTACCGCACTTCGTGTCGCCGACATGCGACGAATCCCAATCGACGACCATGGGCTACGCTCTGCGGCCCATGTGATCGTCTACTTCGAATCCGCAACTGGCATCGGTGCCGCATTCAAGACCGGTGACCCTCGATTAAAACCGTACCTAAAAGCCGCCATCGCGCGGCGAAAGGCCGATCGTAGTGAAGGATTATCACATCCGCTCTGACTGCCGCCTCTGTGGTGGCAAACTGCATGAGCAGCTCGATCTTGGAGCGACGACTCTGGCTAACGAGCTCCCGGATAGGCAGGACGCGGAGCAAGAGCTGTTTCCGCTGTACGTCAGTCGCTGCGAAGATTGCTCGCATGTGCAGCTCCCCGTGGTCGTGAATCCGCGGCGACTTTTCAGCGACTATGTTTACCGATCGAATACGTCGCCAGTGTTCGTTCAGCACCTGAAGGATTTCGCGCGTGATGTCCAACCGAAACCAGGCGGCTTCGTGGTTGAGATTGGATCGAATGATGGCTCCCTCCTCGCGGAGTACAAGCGCAATGGCTTCGAGGTGCTCGGGGTCGACCCGGCAAAGAACATCGCGGACATTGCCGAGCGCGAGAACGGTGTACCGACGCTGCGGGCATTCTTCGGACGCGCGACGCTTGTCAATTGGCACCTGATCGGTCGCAAGGCGGACCTCGTGATCGCGCTGAATGTATTTGCGCATGTCGATGACCTGGTCGATGTTGTGGAAGGTGTTGCTGCATTGCTCGCGGACGACGGTGAGTTCGTCATTGAATGCGGGTACTTGCCTGACATGCTCGCGCATGGCGTTTTTTCTGTAATTTATCATGAGCATCTATCGTTTTGGCACATCGGGCCGATGTTTTCGTTCCTCATGGCGCACGGGTTACATCTCTATGACGCGGAGCGGGTCCCGACTCAGGGCGGCTCGATGCGCTACCGTGCATCGAGCCGCCCTCGCCCGCAATCAGACCGTCTGCGCGCCATCATCGAGGAGACGGCAGTTTCATATGACACATCTAGCCTCCAGAACAGAATCTGGCGGAGCAGAGTCAGGGCACAGGGGCTGCTAGCGCGAGCACGGCGCGCTGGACTAACGGTCTGCGGATATGGATCACCTGCGCAGCTGACCACGATCGCCCATGTGTGCCAGATGAGCCACGGCGATATTAAATTCGTGGCCGACGACAACCCGCTCAAGCAGGGTCGATACACATCGGGCACGCATTGGCCGATCGTGCCGACAAGTCAGCTCTATCTAGCGGACATTTGCATCATTTTCAGCGGGAACTTTGCTGACGATATCAAAGCCCGGCATGCTGACTTCGAGGGAGAATGGGTACTCCTTTGACACTCGTTCCAATCGCCGCGCTCTACATCGATCCGCGCGGCCCCTATCCGGCTATGGCTGGCGTCGACTGCTGGGACGAAGCGCGAGACGCGAAGCTGTATGACGGCCCGCATCCGGTCGTAGCTCATCCGCCGTGCGGGTCATGGTCGAAACTGCGGCACCTCTATAAGGGCAACGATCGCGATTGCGGACCGCGCGCCATGGAGCAGGTTCGGCGCTGGGGCGGCGTGCTAGAGCATCCAGCCAATTCGCAGATCTGGCCGTACATGGGGCTCACAGGCCCAGGCGACGCGACCGACAGCTACAACGGCCGAACGTATCTCGTTCATCAGGTTGATTGGGGCCACTGTTGCAGCAAACCCACCTGGCTCTATGTCGTCGGGGTCGACCAGAAGCGTGTGATGCGCAACATCCGAGATCGGCGTGGGACCGGGACGCCTACTCACTGCATCTGCACTGGGCCGCGCCAGACCAAGCGGTTGCCCGTCGCCTCCAAGCAGCTCAAGCGGCGGACACCCGGTCCATTCGCTGAGTGGCTCGTTTCTCTCGCTCGCTCATGTCTCGTCCGAAAGTAGATAAATAAAAAAATGCATGCTGACAAAATCATCAGTGAGGCGTTCTCGCGCCTTACGATACCGCATCCACCGGAGAGAATACTCGTCACCGGTGCGGCGGGGTTTATTGCGTCGAACTTCACGCGCTACGTGCTAGAGAACACTCAGTACTCTGTTGTATCGCTGGATCGCCTTGATGACGCGGGCAATCTGCAGCGTCTCGCCGAACTCAAGACACGCTTCCCGACGCGGCTCCAAGCCTACTGGCATGACCTGCGCGCTCCGATTCACGCGGACTACATCCGAGGCGAATTCAAATATATCGTGCACATGGCCGCCGGTTCGCATGTCGACCGATCGGTCAGGAACCCGCTCGAGTTCATCACGGACAACTGCGTGGGCACGGCGCATCTGCTTGAGTGGGCGCGGAGGCACGCGCCGACCACGAAGCTGCTCTATTTCAGCACGGATGAGGTGGTTGGCTCCGCCGATGGCGTCGAGTCGTTCGACGAGCTGTCACCAATGAACCCGCTGAATCCGTACGCCGCGGCGAAGGCAGCCGGCGAGGTGCTCTGCCCAGCATGGGCGAACACGTACGGGCAGCCGATTGCGATCACGCGGTGCACAAACGTCTACGGCCCGATGCAGCACCGGGAGAAGTTCATCCCGCTGTGCATCGAGCGCATCGGGCGGAACGAGACGATTCAGATTCACGCGCAGGGCAAGCGGTCGAGCACACGCTACTACGTGCACGTGGACGACGTGTCACGCGCGGTGCTCACGGTGCTCACTAAGGGCGGCGTTCTCGGCGGCCGAGGTACCGGGCGCTATGGCATCAGTGGGGACCGCGAGTACTCGAACCTTGAAGTCGCGCAGCGCATTGCGGGACTGATCGGTAAGGACCTGCATTATGAGCTCGTCGACTTCGTGCCGAACCGGCCGCGGCACGATATGCGCTATGCCATCAAATCGGATCGGCTGGGTGCGCTCGGGTGGATGCCCGTGGCTGATTTCGACGATGGGCTAGCGGAGCTCGTCAGGCTCGCCGGTTAGGATCGCGTTTGGCATTTTGCTTGTCCTGATATGCCACACGCGCTGCGAGTTTTTCAGCCTTCTGACGATTGCCAACCGACGCACGCTGGCGATCAGAACTATCCATGACTAAAAAACGGCCGTGCCCAGTCTCCGTTACACGCGGACCATCATCTTCATGCGCGTGATGCAGTGTGTCGGATAACGTCATATCCCTGCCATAATGTGAATTGACAAATAAATTAGAGCTATTGCGCTCATGACCAGTGGCTGTGGTCTTCAGATAGTCTTCTTGGAATGCGTCATGCTCTACTGAATCGCCAGACGAGACATCGTCTAAAATATTTGCCGCGCGCTCCACTTCTCCGCGATCTAATGCGGCTCTAGCTCGCCCCAGATCGTGCACATTACGATCGTTAGCGTTCGCTTCTTTTTCCAAAGCAACCGCTCGCTCAATCAAATTCGCATGCGCTGCATATTCTGCATTTGCCGCACGAGCTCCATCTGGAGTTCCAGCCCCGGCCTCAAGCTGTTGCCCGCTAGCCATATGTTTAGCGGCCATTTCTCTGGCCTGTGAAGCGAAGGCATGTCCAGACGCTGCTGTGGCAGAGATTGCACTTGTGTGAGCATCTAATGCAGCCGAGACAGTCTCTTTGGCGTCTCCGGATGCGCCGCCGCCCCATCGACCATGGTCGTCTCGTGGCTGATCAGGGTTGAACATGCCTACTTATACTGCGACTCCGCATCCATCAGCAAGCGCATCGCATCGCAGCTGATGCGAAGCGTATCGCTCTGGTCGCCACGCAAGAACGCGCGGCAGAAGTTACGCAGGGCTAGATCGCGCCAGTGTTGCATGAGCTGCGTCCCACCCGCCTCATAGATATGCAGCTGACCGAGCTCTGTCCAGACGTATTGCCCACCGTCGGTCGTGGCGACGCGCACCCTCATGCCGGAGTGCGCGAATCCGTTGCCGGTAACGATCGAAATCTCGTCATCGCTCCGCGCTTCCCACTGCCCTGGTGCGAGCTGGCTCCAAGCTAGTTGCGGCTGGAAGCCTAGATCGAGTACAAACGCAAGCGCATGAGGACCGTAATCCAGCAGCCCGCTGTGTGTCTGGCGCGTCGGTCCATCGCCAAAGAAGGCGACATGTACAGCGCTGACCCTGCGGCACTGCAGGTCCGCCTTGAGCGCAAGCCAGGCTGGGCTATAGAGCCGCCATAGGTCAACGTAGACGCCGCGCGAATCTGCTACACTAACCGGCCACATCAGCGGCTTGGTCGCACATACGCGCTTGGCGACATTCGCGGCCGCCCACGCAACCATTGTTGTCACCAAAGGCGGCGTGCAGCAGACGATCGCATCGATGGTCGAGTCCGTGACCATGGATTGCCAGCGTTGCTGCCGGGCATGCTCGAAGTCAGCCTTTGTCGATCCATGACTCCATGCATTATTGTGTCCAGTGCGGTACTTGCTACCGTCATCATAGTACCAATCAGCCGTATACTGCTGCGCCGTCGCGCAGTCGAATGCCACAATCTCCGCGCCGAGCTCGCGGAACACCGCCGCCATACGCTGCCCGTGCTTCCCCACGCCGATAAATCCGAGATTCATTAATCTTGGACTCGACGCAAGCCTTCCGGCGTCCACTGCGCCTGCACGCCGCTACGAAACGTGCCCTTCGGAAGCGGGCTCGCTTTGTGCTCCTCGTGGTCGACCTTCGCGAGTTTACCAACGATCAAGGTGCGCTGAACCAGATTGTTCACCACGGTCAACACCTTTCCGCGCGTCAGAGCGTGACTATGACCAGTCACTTCGCCGTATGCGAGTGCCCGATCTGGGCATTCTTTACCGTCGATGGGTGCGGCCGGATCGCTAACGATGATCACATCGCCGTGCCTTGCCTTGATTTCTGAATTTTTGAACAGTGCGATTATTTCTTTTGGTTTCATTTGCCGGCTTCCTTTTCGTGTCTTCTTTAGGCTTCCCAGCGATAGCTGAGCTCCGGTTCTTGGTTGCAGTGTCGAGCAAGTTCTAGGGCACCGCCTTCGTCGCCGTCGTCGAGAAACGCGGCCATGGCTTGCCATTTGCGAGCAGCCTGAGCCGACTGGATCAAGGATGGCACGGGTTCGAGATAAATGGGTTGCTCATTTTGCTTCGTGACGCTCGATTGCTTGCGCACAAACCGAGCCTCCTCGCCGCCGATGTTGGCAGCATGGAGTGAGTACTCGAGCCCGGTCTTCGGGTCGCTCCATGAGTCGATGGCTTTGGCTCCAAGCCTTTCCAGCGTTCGCGCCCAGCCGAGGCGCTCCGCGATTGCGCGAAATACTTCCGTATTTTGCTCTCCGCGCAGATCTTCAGCGGTAATGCTCTCCGGATTTTCGATCACGCGTTTCGCGACGCGCGTACCGTGCCAGTAATGGAGTTCCCATCCATCACGCCAGCGATGCGAGGGGCCGTCGGCGCAGTGCGGGCGGTTCCGTTCGTCGAGATTCAGCACCTCTGGCCAATCCGATATAATGCAGAATTTCGCATGCATGAAACGCGGACCGGAACGTTCGGCGCATATCTCATAATGCTGCCATTTCGAGTAATCAATGTCGAGCCCGGCGATATGCCGGGAGAACGAGAGATAGGCTGACCATCCGGACCACTGGTTTCCGCCGTCGCGCATGTACCAGGCTTTGTTCGCACATAGGGCGAGGAAATAGATCAGATCAGCGTCCGTGGCCTCAAGCGTGGCGCCCTCCGTGGCTGCGCGCGTGGCAGCGTGCGTGGCTGCGCGCGTGGCTGCGAGCGTGGCAGCGTCCGTGGCAGCGTCCGTGGCATCGTTCGTGGCAGCGCGCGTGGCAGCGAGCGTGGCTGCGAGCGTGGCAGCGTGCGTGGCTGCGTGCGTGGCATCGCGCGTGGCAGCGCGCGTGGCTGCGCGCGTGGCAGCGTACGTGGCTGCGAGCGTGGCAGCGCGCGTGGCATCGCGCGTGGCAGCGCGCGTGGCATCGCGCGTGGCAGCGCGCGTGGCATCGCGCGTGGCAGCGCGCGTGGCATCGTCCGTGGCAGCGCGCGTGGCCTCGTCCGTGGCAACGTCCGTGGCAGCGT